AAATAATCTAATAAAGGATTGTTTTAATATGCAGAATTTTTTAGGCAGAGATGGTTTCATCTGGTTCACTGGTGTCGTTGAAGATAGAGATGACCCAGACAAACTTGGTCGTGTTCGTGTTCGTTGCGTTGGTTATCATACAGATGATGTAGAGAAGATACCAACAGCAGACTTGCCATGGTCATGGGTTATGATGCCAACCACTACTAGTGCAATGGGTGGACTAGGTGAAGGTATGCCTTTCATCGTTGAGGGTAGTTGGGTTGTTGGTTTCTTTCGTGACCCAGACCAAATGCAAGAACCAATTGTTATTGGAACATTGCCTGGCGTTCCATCTGAATCACAAACCGTTGATAAGGGTTTTAATGACCCTCGTAATGAAGGTGCGACTCAGAGTGAAGAATTATATACATACAAACCAGACTATGGGCCGTATCCAATAAGAACTTCCGATAGTGATATGAGTCGTTTGGTTAAGAATGACCCAGATAATATTCATCCAGAGATTGAAGAACGTGATGGTGCGGTAACTGAAGAAGTACCTACCGCAAACGAGAAAAAGATTTTAGGTGATGCAGACTTTACTATAGATATTGCATCGACATGGACAGATAAACTAGCAACAAACACTGACCTTACTGCCGTCACATGGAAAGAACCAAAGACTACGGATGATTCAATCCGTGGTGCAGACGCAGAAGGTCGCAACCCAGAAACAAAAGAAGATAGAGTTGCTCCTTACAAGAGAAGGAACACTGAATATCCATACAATCGTTCCTTTGAAACAGAGAGTGGTCACATTGTTGAGTATGATGACACACCCTATGCGGAAAGAATATATCAGAAACATAAGAGTGGCACATTTACAGAGATTGATGCAGACGGAAACAAGGTAACAAGAGTTGTTGGACAGAACTATGAGATAGTTGCTGGTAATAACTTCTGCAATATTAAGGGTGATGTTAATCTTACTATCGACTCCAACTGCAAAACATATATCAAAGGTGATTGGGATATTCAAGTTGACGGAAATAAGAATGAAGTTGTCAAAGGTAATGTTACAGAATCATTTGGAACTAATGTTGTTCTTAATACACACTCGACAACACTAACAGGATTTAGAACGAAAACAATTCTTGGTCTTGAGAACGAAAACGTAGTTGGTGCAGTCGCCCACATCTATGGTGGAATTAAAACAGAGACAGTCGCTGGAGATGTTTCGGAAACATTTAGTGGTAATCAAACCACAGCGGTTTCTGGTAACGTGGATATTGATGCGTCAAGAATTGATTTGAACTAGGAGAGAATATGCCCGCAGTAACAAGAGTAGGATTAGATAGTCATGTAGGTCATGCAAGCCCTACACCAAATCCATTTCATAAAACAGCATACGCATCTGGTTCTGGTGATGTGTTTACGAATGGTGCATCGACAACTAGGATTGGTGATACTACAGGATGTGGTGACCCAGCAACAGGTGGTAGTGGCACAGTTTTTGTAAATGGTATTGGTGTTCACAGAAAAGGTGATGGAACTGGTGGACATGGTTCTTGGGTGCCGAATGCATCTGCATCTGGTTCTGGAAATGTTTTTGCTGGTGGGTAAAACTGACTAAATAATACAAAGAGAGATAAGGGATAGACATGGCAGTACAATCCGCATACAGAGATGCACAATCAACAAATGATTCAAGTCGTAGTGCAAAGGTATATAAAGATTTAAATCTTAATTTTACAAAGCATCCTGTCAAGAGAACCTTGTCGGTATTAACAGATGTTGAAGCAGTAAAAAGAAGTGTTCGTAATCTTGTAATGTATAGTCATTATGAAAAACCTTTTCATCCAGAAATTGGTTCTGGTATTAGAACAATACTATTTGAAAACATGACTCCTTTTGTTTCCAATACACTGCGTAGGTTGATAGAAGATACAATTACAAACTTTGAACCAAGGGTTAGACTTGCTGAGGTTGCGGTCAATCCAAACTTTGACAACAATCAGTATGAGGTAACAGTAGAATTTTATGTAGAAAATTCTCCATCTGAACTTGTAGATATGAGTTTTAACTTAGAGAGAATACGATAATGGCAACCACAGATAAAAGATTAAATGTAACTGACTTAGACTTTGATGATATCAAATCAAATCTAAAAACATTTATGCGGAATCAAAATGAGTTTACGGATTATGACTTTGAGGGTTCTGGTATCAATGCCTTGTTAGATGTACTTGCGTACAATACACATTACCTTGCAATGAATGTCAACATGGCTGCAAACGAAATGTTTCTTGATACCGCATCTGTTCGTGCGTCAGTTGTTTCTCATGCAAAGACTTTAGGATATACACCCAACTCTGTTCGTGCTCCATCTGCAACAGTGAATGTTACATTAAATAATTTTCCGTCAACATTAACAACCGCAATCATTCCAAGAGATACAGTATTCACTGCAAGTGTTGATGACGTATCATATCAATTCCGCACATTGTCAGATTATCAAACCACCGTTGCTAACGGTGTCATATCCTTTTCTAATGTTCCTATTCATGAAGGCACAATGGTCAAGAACAGATATGTTGTTGATACAAAAAATGTTGACCAGAAATTTAAGTTGACAAATAAAAATGCAGACACAACATCTTTAAGGGTTCAAGTTTTCTCTGATGCATCTGTTTCAAACTTTTCAACATACACTCTTGCGACAGACATTACTAAAGCAAGTTCAACATCAAATGTTTATTTTTTACAGGAGTGTGATGATGGTCAATTTGAAATTTATTTTGGTGACGGTATTGTTGGTCGTGCATTGTCTGATAACAATGTTGTGGTTATGGAATATCTTGTAACCAATAAGACCGCATCTAATGGTGCAAAGAATTTTTCAACTACCGCTGCAATCTCTAGTGTTACTGATGTTACCACAACAACAGTGTCCGTTGCATCTGGTGGTGCAGAAAGAGAATCCATTCAGTCTATCAAGTTGAATGCACCTCTTGATTACGCAGCCCAAGGTCGTGCGGTTACACCAGAAGATTACAAAACAATTATTCCAAAGGTTTACGCAAATACAAAATCAGTACAGGTATGGGGTGGAGAAGATAACTCAACTCCTGTCTATGGTCGTTCATATATTTCAATCGTTCCAACATCTGGTTCTATCACTGCTTCTGCAAAAGAACAAATAGTAAAAGACTTGAAGAACGAATATACTATCGCATCCGTGACCCCTGTTATTGTTGACCCCATTACAACTTCTGTGAGACTTGGGGTTACATTTAAATACAATAAAAAGAATACAACAAAGACTGCTGAGACTTTGGTAAGTAATGTTACTACAACATTACAAAACTATGATACGAATAATCTGCAAAGGTTTGATGGTGTCTTTAGACATTCACAACTTACAGGCTTGATTGATGATACGGATGAATCTATCCTATCTAATATTACCACAGTAAAACTTGGTCAGTCCTTTACGCCAATCTTAAATACAAATACAAAGTATGAACTAGAATTTAACAATGCGGTTTACAATCCACACACTGGACATATGAGTTCAGACGGTGGTGTAGTTTCATCGACAGGATTTACAATCTCTGGTGACTCAAATGAGATGTTCCTCAATGATAACGGTAATGGCATAATTAGAATGTTCTATTATACAGACGGAACAACCATTACATATAAAGATGAAACCGCTGGTACGATTGATTACAATACAGGTAAAATTATATTGACTGCATTTAATATTACATCTGTTTCAAATGTTGATGGTACAACATCATCTAAGATTAGAGTTGTTGTTACACCAAATTCAACTGACGTTGTTGCTGTACGAAATCAAATCTTACAGATTGACTTTGCAAATACAACGGTCACTTCAAGTGAGGATACAATTGCTGGTGGTGGTGCATCTGCTGGTGTTGGTTACGCAACAACAACATCATATGAATCTACATCCGCTTCAACTTCTAGTGGGTACTAATAATGTCGTATGATGACAATACGCTAACAAATAAGTTATCACCTTTAATCAGAACCCAACTGCCTGAATTCATTCAGTCAGACCATCCTGTATTTTCTCAGTTCATTAGAACGTACTATCAGTTTCTTGAAAGTGCCGAGGTTACTTTCAGTGAGGTCAATAACTATCTTGTTCAAGAAACAACATCAACCAACTTTGTTATAGATGAAGATGGAGATAATGTTGTCCTTGAAGATTCAGATGCTAAGTTTGTTGTCGGAGAAACTATCACTGGATTAACTTCTGGTGCAACTGCAACAGTTCTTGTTGATGACGTAGATGACAATAAGAGATTATTCATCTCATCTCAAAATCAATTCATCTTGGGTGAGACTGTTAACGGTTCAGTTTCTAATTCATCTGGAACAATCCAAACATACAAAGCAAACCCTGTACAAAATATTCAACAACTTCTTGAGTTCGCAAACGTAGACTCAACCATCTTTAAATTTCTTGATAATTT